TTATAGCCTTGTAATTTAGCCTGACCATTGGCAGCAATAATGACTGAGCCAAACTGAGTAAACTTCCATCTTTGGTCTGTAGCTGTTGAGTAGCCACCAGATTTAGATACATCATCTAGTGATAAATCACCTTGATCTAGTTTAAATAGTTTTGTAGAACCACCAGCAAAGACTGATGTAGCACCTGCTGTTGTTTTGGCAGCAACAAGACTATTAAGATTTTCTGATGCAGAAGCAGAATAATCTACAGCAGACTGTAGTGCTCCATACCCAACAGCCTTAGAAAATACATTTTCTGCTCTTTGTAGACCATTGGTGATACCTGGCTGATCTGGTGTCCATTCTCCGAATGTTATTCTGCTTATTGCCATTGTTCTGTTCCACTAGATATTTGAGTCCAAGTAGTCGATGTTGCAGGTATTCCTGTCCATGCATCTAATTCTTCTGTTGCTGCTGTCCAAACTGTAGCACTAGGTGATATAGCAGACCAAGACTCTGACCCTACTGTTTCGTCTGTCCAGTTATCTCCTAATACATTTCCACCTGATTCTACAGATGTAGATACATCAACTGATGCTGCTGCACTATAAAGAGCTATTGCTGCTGCATCAACATATGCCTCTGCAAGAATTGTTCCTTCTGCTAAATATTGAACACCACCAAGGGCTGTTACTGTTGCCGATCCTGTAATATCTGCTGTCGATGTCCTAAGTCGAATAGCCTCAGATTCCACAGAAGCATTGCCTGTAATTTCAGCAGCACTTGTTCTGATTCTGATACCTGCGCTAACTGTTGTTGCAATTCCATTGACAACAGCTACTCCAGCTAATGTTCTAACTGCTGATGCCACAACTGTTGCTGTTGCATCAATTTGTCCCTGACTTGTTCTAAGTCTAATTGCTTGTGCTGTAACTGTGGCATTTGCAGTAATTGTTGCTGCCGAACTTCTTATAGCAAAACCACTAGCAACTACTGCTGCATCGGCAGTAATTGTTGCATTTGCAAATCTTGTTCTTTGACCTGCTGCTACTACAGATGCATTTGCTGTAATTAATGCTTGCCCTGTTCTTTGGCGAACACCATTAGCAGCTACTGTGGCATCGGCTGTAATAGATGCAGATGGGAATTTTATGCAGGCAGTAGTCCATATGGCATTATCAAATGAGATTTGGATACTGTCTAAGTTTCCAAAGTTATCTAATTCTTCTAATGTCCAGTTATTGCAGACCTGATCGGTTTCCCAATCATGGTCAAAAGAATATGGGACTTGCTCTAAATTCCCGAACTGATCTAACTGTTCGAGGGTTAAAGGCATTAGGCTAAGGTAACTGTCAGGCTACCAGATGCAATCTTGAAAATATCGCCTGTATCAATAGTCTTTGATGTTGTCAAAGGGGTGTGATAAAGGAGATTGCCACTTGTTGATGCATCCAAGATACCGATATGGGTAATTGTTCCCCAAGATCCTGTGGCTTGGTCAAAAGTAACATCAGCACTTGTAGCACTTACACCATTAGAAGGTGAGGCAAAAGTAGCTGATTTACGAGCATAAGAACCACCACTTACCTCTGTTCCCGATCCAGCATCAGTCGGATCTGCTGTATGCAGACTGACATAGACAGCAGCAGGGGATGTAAAGGTAGTTGCTCGGAGAGTAGCATTGATTAGTGCATTCTCTAAGTAGTTTGACATTTCAGCCATGTTATTTCCTTATCTTGAAGTTACTTTCATTTGTAGAGGCACACCCGAATACTCACCATTTTGGTCAGCATTCGAGATATTGTTGATTGCTCGGTCATACAGGGAAGCCCAAGTTTGGCTACGAGCATCATTGATTAAATAGGGTTCTGCCTCTAGGAGAGAAGCATATAACAAAGCATCGGGATAGTTAGCCAGGAATACATTTGATGCATTACTGTCAGACAATACAGTAGGCTTGGCATAATACAAAATCTCCAAGGTATAGTTAGTATCTGGCTCTGGAGCTAATACAAACTCCGATGCCAAGATGGTGTAATAAACTGGTTTGCCTGACTCATCTGCTGGTGCATCTCTTGTAAATGAACTAGGAGATAAGTAAGTAATTGGCAGTCTAGGGCTTCCCTGGACATGGAGATCTCGGATCTCTAAGAAGTCTGTTGGTAGGGCTACTTTGCCATCACCACTTACTGTCGGAGCAGTAGCAGACTTGAGCATCTCTCTTGTGCGGAGATCCCTAGCCATTCTTAGCTCGGCAAATCGAATGAAATCAGGGATAACCGATGTTAGGTCTGACCGACCTAAATAGTTAGCCACCGATGTCTTTAGATCGGAATAATTGGTATAAGGCATAGCTCTCTCTTAATCTTTTGGTATTTCGATGTTGTGCCATCCATAGACATATTGTCCTATATGTCGGATGCCTTTGGACAGATCATGGTCTATCCAAGTATCAAATCCTGCATCTTTTGCCTTGATGCAGAAGTAAATATCCTCACCTAATAACTTGTTGTTGCCTAGTTGCTCAAAGTAGAAGTAGGGTTCTTCCATTGCTTCGATTACTTTGCGCTTAATTAGCATGACACCACATCCAATGCCATCGGCTTTCTCGATGCCTGACTTAGCATTGGAATAGATCGGCAGCCAATCTACTGATCCATCCTCTTGTATTAGGAAGTTCTTAGCTGTCGGTTTGACAGGTTCAGATCTTGTAGTCGCATTGACTCCGATAATATCTTTATCGTGAGCCATTAAGATTTTTAGGGTATCTTTTGGAAACCGCATATCCGCATCTACAAACAGTAGATAGTCTGCCTTTACCTCCATAGCAGTTTTTACTAGGTTATTCCTCTGGTCAAATATCAGAGTGCCTGCGCTAGTAAAAAGGTCTATATCATGCTTTGTTGTCTTAATGGTATAGGCACACATCGCCACCAAATCAAAGGCTGTAGCGACCTCCATTTGCCCTCTAGCAGGGATTAAAATGGCTATCCTCATACCTGACCACCTCTAGTCCTAAAAACCTTGTTATCAGGGTTATTTAGCCATGCCTTGAGGGCTTTCTGATCGACTATGTAAAAGCCTCTCATAATGCCTTTGGCATTTAGGTCATTGATAATTGCTAGTGGTAGTTCGGCAATCTTGTTCTTCGGATCAAATGGCTCATCAGACCACCCTGTTTTGCCAGGGTTCGCATTATATTGTGCTTTTGTATGCTCTGCGAAATCGGTTAAGTCGGTCTGAGAATGGATTATAATTCCACCCTCGCCATCTGAGTGAACTGTTCTTACTTCTCCATCTACAACATCTAGTAGTTTCTTCAAATTCTGATCCACCTATCAGGAATTAAGTCCGAGTCATCTAGCCCATTGGTAAACCAATTCTTGGGTGCGATAACCTTCTTTCCATTGGCAAGCCAAGCTCCCCACCAGCCGAATGAACTATTAGCTATGATATGGTTTTTGAAGTTAGAAAGCAATGCCAAATCTTGTCCTGGTGCAGAGCAAGGCATGACAATATCTGCCCATGCTAGGTTTTCTGCACACCATACTGGATCGTCTGAAAATACTACAAATTGATGCCCTGGAAAGGCTTTAATCGCCTCACCATAGTATTCTTCGCCTAATTGGGCAAACACATCAGGCAAGGCTAAATAATCGCCTCTGCGGACTGTTACTGCTACCCAATCGCTATGTATGTTTGACTTCGGTAATCTGAACTCCTGTCGGATCTCATCTTCTACAAAGTCAAAGTATTTCTCTGTCTGCCAGTAGCCCACCATCATTCCTGATTTGGTGATCTCTTGGTAACTATGTTGTTTTTCCTCTATCCTTTCGGCAACATTATTGGTTACTGAATAAGATATAGGGAAAACCCTTAGTTCATACTTTCTACCTTTGTTTGCATCATAAAAGGTATTGTTTAGCTCTAGGGTCTCTCCTAGTGCTTTTGCTGTTGCATATCCTGCTGCATATTGGAACATCTGGTTTCCCAGACCTCCCATTAAATAAACAATCATAGAAAAGAAGGCAGATTTTGTCTACCCTCTATTCTACTTATTATCTACTGAATATCAAGCAGATAAGTCGAATGCACCGCCATGAGCAGCTTCATTGCGAACTTCCAAAGTCAATTCAGCCAAGATTTGTTT